ATACAAGAGTAGTTACTGCTCTCTTGTAAGGATCCTTAATGGCTTCAAGTTCTGGATGTTCCAGAACAGGCTGCCATTTCTTTTGTAGTTCTTCAGTTAAATACATTTGTTTAACTCCTTGTTGTACTTAAAATTGTTATTTATTTATTTACAGTTTGTGAGATAGCTTTTGTGTAGTATGCCATTTCTGGATCTACATAACCACCTTTTCTATCTTCTTCGATAAGTTGTACTTCATCATCTAGAGCAGAACTATCGGCAGATTTTACAGTAGAACCAATATAAGATTCTTTAATTGTTTCTAATTTTTCTGCAAATTCTTCCTCGGAGGTAAAATCGATACTTTCTGCAAGTCCCTTGATTTTTTCCACCTGTGTCTGCGTCAGGCCTTCACATGCTGCGTAAATAGCCTCAAATTTCATATGTTCGTCGATGATTGATGAAAGTTCGACAGATTCTTTGATCTGTTCATTCAGCGCACCTTCCAATTCTTCAATCTTGGAAGTTAATTCTTCGACGATATCGACCTTGTCTTCTGGAATGTCAATGTAATGTTCGATGAACAGATTACGGAGACCGTCAATGAAATCTTCTACGATTTCTGCACGAAGACCTTTGGTGATAGCAATTTCGTTTTCTTTAACCCATTCCTTGACCATATAATCAAGATATGAATCAACTTTATTGGACATCTCTTCGGTGACTTCTTCCAATGCATCATTGAATTGATCTTCAAGTTCAGCAATTGCTTCTACAACAACATCTTCAGCAATAGAAGTTGCCTTGGCAGAAACCGCAGCTTCAAAAATCATTGATGCTTTGTTCTTGAAATCTTCTGAAAGATTTTCACCAGATAACATAGCTTCAATATCTTCATGATAAGATTGGAAGGTTGCACCTGGGTTAGCTTGCATGGTCTGTGGTGCCAACTTAGATGCTACGCGGTCACGAATGTTCGCATATTGATTTGCATCTTGTTGTGCAGTTGCACGAAGATCTGCACGACCTTGTGTTTCTTGTGGTTGATTCTTTGGTGATGTGTAACCAACACCATCTTTTTCAGAACCAACTGGAGGAGTTGCACCTGGAGGAGTTGCTTGTGGAGTTCCTTTCAGGTAATTAGGTAATTCGTCATCTTCTTTTTCCGGAGAATGACCAATAACGCCTGCGTCTTTTTGTCCGTAAGCGACAGATGTGTTTAATTTTGTTTCACCGACACCGCCTTCTTGGCCAGACTTCTTAGCTGCAATATTTGCATTTAAGATTTCCTTAGCGGCTTCGGATAGATTAAGTTTTCCCATTTTTGAAAATCTCCTTGATTTTTTTTATATTGGATATTTATACTTAAAGTGATTTTAGGAAGTTTTCGAAGATCTTTAGACTTACTGCTTCGATATCGTTTTTAGAAGCTGAAATGATCTGCTTCTTCGCCGTATCGTAATGCATTTCTGTCCATACACCATCAACTAACATCCAATCTTTTCCTTCCATAATTCCTTGTACGAAAGCACCAGGAGCAGAAGGGTCTGCTACAATATCCGCCGCTGTGGCCAGATAGAAATCATCTTGAACAATGTTAATTCCATTGACATTTTTGAGTGAACCCATACCTCTAGAAGATACTCCTAATTGAGCACCACCTTCAATAAGATTTCTCGCAATGTTACCCATAGGGGTTTCAAGAATTTTAGCTTTGCCTATCCAATCAGTTCCTTCTTGACGTAGGGACACGATAAGGTGTGATACTCTATCTAGATTGATTGATGGAGAATCTGGATGACCCAATTCTCCAAAGGCACGATTTTTATTTATATATTCTTCGGAGTAACGGTGAACCTCTTTACGCATGGTTTCTTCTTTGTACATACGACCGTTACGATTTGTTCGTTCCGAAACCAGAAAAGGACCTTCAATGAAAAGTGAACGTTTTCCGTCCGACTCTTCAATGAGATAATTGACCGATTCGGTTATTTCTTTAATGAGTTTCATTAAGGAGTTACTCCATATGGAGGATAATTGAATGCCGCAGGATCAGTAAACTGACCTGAACTGAAATATGTTCCGTTTTTATGCAATTCAATAATTAATGTGTATGCTGCATTTCCTGTGGTTCCAACCGTTGTAATTGTTACATTTCCTGTTGGATTAGTAGCATTATTCCAAATTGCCGGCAGGTTATCATTTGGATTTGTATCGCCAGCTCCAACTCCAAGCGCAACGATTGTTTTGTTTGTGTCACCTTGCCATTTCATTTGTAAATGGCCAATCTCCTGGTCGACATTGTAAACAATTCTCTTAATGGTAAATGCATTTGCACCAAATCCCGCAGGTAGTGTATTTCCTGTTTGATATAATGCACCATTAGCATTTAAGCAACCACTTAATGTTCTTGGATCAATGATGACCGTTTCAACTTCATTTCCACCGGCAGAATCAAAAATTCCAACGCGCTTGATGACGGTTCTTTTTGTTGTGTCAATTAATATTTGTTGACTGTTTGATGTTGCCATTGTTTAATACCTTTTATTCGTCTTCGGAAAATTCGTCAGATTCCTCGTCATCTTCGTCAAAACCATCCTCTTCATCGCCATCGACATCTTCTTTAGTCAGACAAGTTTTCTTGATCATCTTTTTGATCATTGCTTTGTCTTCCTTTTCGTCATCGTGATCTTCTTCTTTTTCCATATCACAACCAGCGCCTTCTCTTGCCAGTAATCCACCAGCAAGTTCTAATTTCATTGTTTCAATATGTGACATTACACGATCATGAATTTCTGCGTAAAGAATTTCTCTAGCCGCACTACCGTCGTCCTGAAAAGTGTAATCCACAAAAGATTTAATATTAGACATTTTTATCTCCAAATAAGATTATTTATAGTATTTTCTTTATTTTACTAAATGTTCCTTCGTCTTCCAACTGAACATCTGGATAATTTATTTTGTTTGGAAGTTCTTGTTTATTGCTTCCTTTTGATGAACCTTTTGGGTTGTCTTTTTTAGAATCTTGTTTTGGTTGTGCAGTAGATTGCTGAGGTGTCATTTTTGTCTGCAACGACATCTGTTTTTTCATCATATCATATTGCTGATCATTCTGAATGTCGCCAATCATCTGCTGTTGTGCAACAGTATTTGTAACTTCTGTGGGAATCCCAAGACCCTCTTTCTTCTCTTTTTCAATTTCTTTCTGCATCAACTTGATTTCGTCGTCTGACATACGCAATACGCTGCGTTGAATCCAGGCTTGAGAATAATATCTGCCCGTATATGAATCGACTTGTTCTAAAAGACCCAATCTTTCTTTCATTAATTCAGCTTCTTTCAATTCCGTGAAATTGTTGTCTTGAATGAAATCATAGTGAATTTGTTCTTTAAATAACTCCCATTCTTCTGAAGTACATATACCCTTCAGTACACACTGGGCCCTAAGTGCTTGATCAAATAAATCAGAAAATCTATTGCGAAGTCTCGCTACAAATTTTGAAAACTTTAATTCGTCTCTGGTGACTTCAGCGACTCTTCCAATAGTAAAACCTGATGTTTCTGGATTTAATCTACCAACAGGAACATTGAGTGCCTTATATAATTTCTTTTCAAAATACTTTACGTCTTCCAGTTCACCTAGATTTTGTCCACCAGGTAAGGTGGAGATCTCTGTACCCTTACCACCCTCTCTTCTTGGTAACCAGAAGTCTTCCATCATGGAAAGAAACTTCCTGTCGTCACGAACTTCACCAGTGTTTGCATCATATACAAGTTTGTTCTTGTATTTGACCATGATATCACGCATATATTGTTCTGCCTTCTGTTTAGGAAGATTACCAACATCGATGTAAAAAATTCTACGTTCAGGTGCGCGAGAGATACGGTAGATAACCGTTGCATCTTCAATCATACGCAACTGATTTAATGGCTTAATTGCTTTATGTAAATAAGAAAGTACCACAGCGCGTCTTGAATCCATAAGACCTGATACGACAGATATAATAGAATCTGTAGTAATACGGACACCTAGAGGACCATAGTTGGACGAAGATCCCGAAACAACCTTATCATTATAGATGTAATATTCGTTAACAACATCCATAATTTCAGCGCCGGTTTTTTCATCTTTTCTTTTTTTGATTTCCCTAACCTTTCTTAATTTTCTAGGATCAATATATCGAAGTTCTTTGACCCCCGCCATTGGATTTTCTCTGTCGATAATAATATGATAGTTCATTCTACCATCAATATAATATCTACGGAA